ATATACTTTAAAAGTTTTTAAAATTAGTTAAATATATTAGATGCTTAAGGCATTCATTAAGGCACATATTAAGGCATACGTCAAGGCTCAGAGAAACAGCATCGCTTACACAGAGGAAGCGAGATGGCCAAACCATCAGAAATTGAAAAACAGAGTCTAGAAGCCCACGTTGAGATATGCGCCGTAAGGTACAGCAACTTGGAAACTAAACTACAAAATCTTGAACATCGTATGGACAAACTTGAAGGCTACTTAGTCAGCATCAAGGAAAGTCTGGACGAGAAATTAGAAGGTCGCGGCAAACAAAGCGTCAGCGTCCTAGTCAGCGTATTAGGTGTAATCCTAGCAGGACTTATTGGATTTATCGGACACGCCCTCTTCAAGTAATAAATACTTACATGAAGATCGTAGAACTATACAACAATTTACACTTGCCTATTAACAACGAAGAAGCAGAATTGCTAGAACGTTTTATTGGTGCAACTCCTATAGCCAAAAGCCACCTAGATGAACGTGAGCAGCTATTGGCCAATCAACTAACAGTCAAAGATGTGCTTCTACGAACCAATGAAGATGGCAAAATCTACTATAAAAAACGCTCAGTTTGATGTTGAAAAAATACAGCGTTTCACACAACAAGAACTAGCTAGATTAACCGACACTCCAAGCGAACTGCCTTTTTGTTATCAACTAGGCACAGATATTCTTGTAGGTCGCTACAAAGTAGTAAAAGTAGATAATCACTGTTGGAGAGTCACACAAGATCGCCAACAGTTATTTGATTTTTTTAATCGCAAAGATGCTATCTACTACTGTATAGCCTTGCACAAAGAGAAATTACAATTAGCAAAGGACATACAGCAGTGCGATAGCCTGCTAAATCGATTGGAATTTGATGCGGCATTATATCGACTACGCTATAAAAAAGCACAGCAAATACAGGATTCGTGGGGAGAAGAGTTTTATTCAGCTCGCTATACACAGACCATGGATCGCATAGAACAGACTAAAAAAGAAATACGGAAAAACTTAGATCTGGCTAAATATATTAAAGTCTAAATAGGAATTTGACCATGAAATTAGCAGAAATGTCTACGAAATCAACACGTAAAATTAACAAGGTAATGGAAAGCCGTTTTGGTTTTGCTATTAACTTTGATGCGATGACTGTTGAAAAAGCAGAAAAACTAAGCGAAACTATCGCTGCGAATTTAAACAAAATTCGTCACAGTGTAGCTGTTCACACAGCACAAACAAATCCACGTTATATGGAATTGTTAACGGTTCAAGAAGGTTTGAATACTTGGCTCGAACAACATCGCCGTCAACTTACAGAAGGTGAAGTTGGTAACGCAGAAGTATTACTTGCTGCTAAGGATATGGTAGATTCAGTGCAGGATGCTATCGAAAAAGTAGGCAAAATGCAAAACGAACAACTTCCACAACTATTAGACAGTATCCGTGATCAGATCGGTAGTGAGCAATCAGAAGCATTTAAATCAGCAGTAGGTGAAACACTAAGCACACTCATGCAAAATCTACAGGCAGCACGTGAAGGTGTTGACAATGGAGTCCGTGTATTGAGTGGTGAACAACTAGATCAACCAATGGATTTAGGTGGTGCTCCAGCTGATATGAGTGGTGGTGATACAGAACTTCCTCCAGCACCAGGTAGTGATCTAGACGCAGATGAAACAGATGGCTTTGGTGCTACTGATGCCGCAGTAGGTGGCGCAGAAGAATTAGGTCGTGAAAAGCGTTAATCGTGCGTTTAAATGAATTCGTTCATGGCCCAACAAATACTCCAGAGTCTAATTTACTAACGGCTCTGGAGCTTATCCAACATCGTTATAAAGACAAAGAAAAAGTTCCCAACGTAAGCACACAAAGTCTAATAAATCTAGTGCGCAATACTGATCGCACATTTGATTATGAAGCACTAGCACAGGCAAACGAAACTAATCCCGCAGTAAAAAATCTAATCAAGAGTTTTAACAAAGACTTTGTTGAACTTAATCCTGTCCAACCAGCGGCCGATGACGAAGAAACTACTACTAATATTGGTGATGAAACCACTGATGCCCCAGTAGACACAGTCGCAAATATGGCCAAACGTGCCGGTAAAAAACGAGACGCAGGCATATTCTAGTATTAAATACTAGATGATCCGACTATTTCCCGTAGTAGAATTCTATATAACCAACGTCTGTAATCTCTCCTGCAGAGGCTGTAACCGTTTCAACGATCTAAATTTTAAAGGACATCAACTCTGGGCTGATCATGCTGAAGCATATGAAGCATGGGCTAAACGATTAGATCTTCCACGTATTACTATTATTGGTGGCGAACCCACACTAAATCCCGATCTAGAATTATGGGTTAGTAATTTGCGTAGATTATGGCCCGAAGCTGTGATTATGATACAAACCAATGGTACATATCAGCGACCCGAACATCTAACATTCTGGGACAAATATCGAGTAGGCTTTGGACTTAGCCTACATGATCCTGCGACAGCAGATGAGTTGAAAGCTAAATGGAAACATCATGCAGGCGAAATAGAAGCTTATGTGTTCCATCAGAATACCCTATTAAAAAAAGATGATTATTATGTTTTACATCAAAGCAATCCCGTGCGAGCATTTGCGGCCTGTGATATGAAACATGATCACACTATGTATCAAGGCAAATTATATAAATGTCCTGCTATGAGTAATTTGCCAGATTTTGATCAACAGTTTGATCTACGCTTAGATGATCGTCAACGGGAACTGTTATATAAATATAAACCGTTATCAGTGGATTGTAGCGAAGAAGAATTACAAGAGTTTTCTGCTACCAAAGATAAACATATTCCACAGTGTGAATTTTGCCCTGAAAATCTAGTATGGCATACAGCATTGGGTGAATATCAAACTAATTTAGAAAAACCCAATTTCCCTCCACCAGTCACAGAACAAGAGCTTAAATTTTACCGTTAGGGCTTGACAACAGATACTAAATACTGTAGTATTTTAGTATACTATTGGAGATTTATAATATGGCTTATTCAGAAAAAGTTCTAGACCATTACGAAAATCCTCGTAATGTGGGCGCCTTGGACAAGAATAGTCCAGATGTAGGAACAGGCATGGTCGGTGCACCTGCCTGCGGTGATGTGATGAAATTACAGATTGAAGTGCATGAAGGAGTTATCACAGATGCTAAATTTAAGACGTATGGTTGTGGCAGTGCTATTGCTAGCTCTAGCCTTGTCACCGAGCTCCTCAAGGGCAAGACGCTGGATGAGGCCCAGACCATCAAAAACTCACATATCGCAGAAGAACTCGCACTACCGCCCGTCAAAATTCATTGCTCAGTGCTTGCGGAAGATGCGATCAAAAGCGCCATAGCAGATTATAGGAAAAAACAAGATGGAATCATTTATAACAGTTAACCCTAACGCAATTAATAAAGTTAAACAATTAATAGCAGAAGAAGATAATAAAGATCTTAAACTGCGCATGTTTGTTAGTGGCGGTGGATGCAGCGGATTTCAATATGGGTTTACATTTGAAGAAATCGCAGCCGACGATGATTGGGCATTTGATTTTGACGGAATTACTATATTAATAGACCCAATGAGCAGTCAATATCTGCAAGGTGCAGAAATAGACTACACAGAAAGCCTACAGGGCAGTCAATTTAGTATCAAAAATCCCAACGCACAGACCACCTGTGGTTGTGGTAGTAGTTTTACAGTATAAAAATGAAAGATGAAATAGAAAGTCCTTGCATAGGTGTATGCCGGTTAGAAAACGAAATTTGCCTAGGCTGTGGAAGGACTATTGATGAAGTAGTAGGTTGGTATGACATGACCAACACAGAAAAACAGTTAGTATTAGATAGGCTAGCTGAACAAAACAAAAAACTATTTGGATTATTCTAATGATATCAATTACAGAATCAGCCGCTCGACGCATGCAAGATGCCTTACACAATCGCCGCAAAGGGATTGGTATGCGCATTGGTGTCCGCACTAGCGGATGTAGTGGATTTGCTTATATGTTAGAATTCGCCGATCAACTGTTTGAGGGAGATCTCGAAATAGAAACACATGGAGTTACTCTCATAGTCAACAAAAAAGATCTTGTATATTTACAAGGCATGGAAGTAGATTATATCAAAAAAGGACTTAACGAAGGTTTTGAGTTCGCTAACCCTAACGAAAAAGCACGTTGTGGTTGCGGAGAATCATTTACTGTTTGACAACTGTTAGATAAGCATATATACTAGTAAGATGCTTATCGAAAAATACAACTACACACCCATAAATCGTGAATCAGTGGAAGGTAAAAGGCTTTATACACTCCCAGATGGATCACGTGTTCCTAGCGTTACAACAATCCTAGATCGAACTAAACCCGAAGAAAAGCGGCAGGCCTTGGCCAATTGGCGCAAATCAGTGGGTGAAAAACGTGCAACTGAAATAACCACAGAAGCCGCAGGTCGCGGAACTCGCATGCACAAGTTCTTAGAAGACTATGTGCGTAACAATAGAATCCTAAACGACCCCGGTTCAAATCCCTACAGTGTCGAAGCACATTCAATGGCCAAAGAAATCATTAGTAACGGACTTGTAAATGTGCAAGAAGTTTGGGGGATCGAAGTTCCCTTATATGTCCCGGGCTTGTATGCAGGCACCACAGATGCCTGTGGCTTATATCATGGTCAGCCCTCAATTTTAGACTACAAACAGACTAATAAACCCAAGAAAAAGGAGTGGATTGAAGACTATTTTCTTCAATTATGCGCCTATGCTGCCGCACATAATGAAGTCCATGGCACAGATATTAAACAAGGAGTAATCCTAATGGCCGTGGCACCAAAACCCAACACTAAGCCTGAATTTCAACATTGGGTCTTACAGGGCAATGAATGGAATATTTGGATGGACCGTTGGTTTGATAGAGTTGAGCAGTATTATAAACTTGCATAAATACTAGATAACGACTTAAGGTAAAATCATGGCTGTTTTAGAAGTTGCAAAAATACAGGTACGCAGTGGCCTACAGGAAAATCTTCCAGCATTAGATACCGGTGAATTTGGTTGGTGTGTTGATACCCAACGCTTGTTCATTGGCAAAGGCACCCTAGCAGAAGGCGCACCGGAAACTGGTGTAACCGAAATTCTAACAGAATACAGTATCGGGCTGATCAACATCGGCATCATAACATTAGAAGCTAACGTAGCAAATTTAGCCGCTAACGTAGCTACTTTAACATCTATCGTTGGTAATCTTACTCCGCAAACAGTAACCTTACTCAATAATACCACAGCTAATATTGCCGCGATTACTATACCATCAACAGACAGCCAAATAATCAGTTATAATATCACGAGAAATACCGCTATTAGGATTGGTTCTATCAAAGTAACTAATCTTGTTGGTAATGTTGCTTATGATGATGACTACAGTGAGACTGCGGTTACGGGAGTAAATTTATCTTTTGGTAGTAATGCTAATGCAGTAGTATTAGGATATACAACCACTAACACTGGCGATAATGCTACACTAACCTACGTATTTCAACATCTGAGCTAGATCATGTGGCAAAATTTTTGGAACCTGCGTGTCAATGACAGGCTAGCGCAGTGGAAAGACTTCCGCCACGAATTAGATCGTCTGCCTTTACAATCAGCAGTAGTAGAACTTAATAACATGTGGAGCACTGCTCCATTCGTTAACTATAATTTGGATCCTAGTAATCCAAATAGTTGGCCAGATCCCTGGACTTTATTAGCCGAAAACTACTGGTGCGACGTTGCAAAAGCACTGGGAATCATATATACTATATACTTTACTCATCATAGAAATACTCCGATGGAACTAAGAGTATATTATGATTACAAAGACAAACAACGCTACACAGTAGCTTGGCTAGCAGATGGAAAATATATTCTTAATTACTGGCCCTATGAAATAGTAAATACAGAACAAGTAGAAGAAAAACAGTTGCATTTGTTGTATCAATATTCAAGCACAGATTTAGCACTAGAGAAATACTAAAAGAGGTATCAAATTGAGCACTATTCAAGTCAAAAAACGCAGTGGCCAGATCGTCCCGTTGGATCTTACAAAATGGCAGGCACAGGTAGCCAAAGTATGTCAGGGTGTAGCTGATGTCAGCCAGTCCATGATAGAAATCAAAGCGCAACCACATTTTTACGATGGAATCTCAACACGCGAAATTGATGAAATCACCCTACGTGCTATAGTTGACCTTATTGACGTAGAACATGAACCAGAAGTAGGACACACAAATTATCAATATGTAGCTGGTAAACAACGTTTGAGCATGTTACGCAAAGACGTATACGGTGATTATCAAGTTCCCCACTTATATGAGATTGTAAAGACAAACGTAGCTACAGGATTATATACTGAAGAACTCCTGCAATGGTATACAGAAGATGAATGGAATCGTATGAATGAAATCATCGATCACGAAAAAGATGAAGAATATTCATATGCGGCTATAGAACAACTGATTGAAAAATATCTAGTTAAAAATCGTGCCACTAAAGCTATATATGAAACTCCACAAGTTCGCTATATGATCGCAGCAGCGACAGTGTTCCACAACGAACAGACTGCACAGAGATTGAAATATATTCGAGATTACTATACCTGCGCCAGTGATGGCTTGTTCACACTTGCTACTCCCGTTCTCGCTGGCCTAGGTACCCCTACAAAACAGTTTAGCTCATGTGTGCTGATTAAATCAGACGATGACCTAGACAGTA